GATATGTCTGCGCTGGTGGATTTTGGGTGTAGGTGGGTCATTCTACTACATCCTTCGGGCTATTCGGATAATGGTGTGGAATCGTCATGAGGCTTGAACCACTCCTTCGTGTGGAATCGGTGGCACTGGGGGCACACGCGCATCCGGTTCTCCGGGCCGCTGGAGCCGCCCGCCGCTGAGAGCGATCTGGGTGCGGCCATCTGGCAGGAGATAAGGAGACACAGCACACCTCTATTCCACACGATAGTCCGAAATAGGGTAAGCCACAGCAGATGCCATTTCAACACAGAAGTCCGAATAGCCCGGATTAGGATGTGGAGTCGGCAGTGCGGTCGAGAACAAGCAAACCGCCTTTCGTTACTCCGCTCTTCCGCCATCCAGCGGCCACAAAGCAGTATCCCGGATTGCGGCTCCGGACTGCTCGCGGATTGACGTAGGTGTAGTGCCTTTGACCAGGCCAAGCGACATCAGCAATGGCGTCAGCCTGTCTGATAAGCTCCGAGGAGAGGTGCGCACTTTCGTTCCTGAAGACCGCGCAGTTGATCCCGACTTCTCCGCTGTCATCGATGAAGTTTCGCCAAACAAACATGGCATCGCCGTCACCTGTCCTGAGCACGATTTTCTCGCCTGGTCCGGCGAAGAGACGACGCTTCCTGCCGTCCCGGTATTTGTAGCAGGAGTAGTGCCGTTCATAGAGTTCAAGGCAGGTCGCGTCGCCATCCTTCGTCAGATACCAAGCAGGATCGATCATTCCGCTTTCCACACGATAGTCCGAAATAGGGTAAGCCACAGCAGATGCCGTTTCAACACAGAAATCCGAATAGCCATCCTTCGTCAAGAGGTTCTCGGTCATCGCGCAGGACACACCGCGCAGAGGCGTAACGTATTCCTCACTGGCGTAGATGGTGCTGGCATCGCTTTCTTCCATGCCGTGCTCCTCACACCAGACCAGAAAGGAAGGCGGGCAACGGTGCTTACCTACATCCCACTTGCCGCATATCGTGCATTTCGTGAAAGCCATGTCCTGCGGTCCTTCTGTTATGCGCGTCCGGCGCGTTCGTGCTGAGGGGCAGGCTTTGCCCCATCAGGCCATTCCGGGGTGACCCCGACGACCTCTTTGATGATGTCAGTCACGCAGTCTTTCATCATCGACATGAACAGTTCTTTGCGCTGCCAATCTTGGACAAAAGCCATCTGGATTGAGCCAAGGAATACAGCGTCTTTCATCGTGTTCGGCATAGCGTAGTAGGCGACCCAAAGATCGCCCTCTACGCGCATTGCCAAGCGGCCCATCTGCTCCTTGCGATCACTCATTGTCGCCAACGACAGCGGCCTTCACAGCCCACATAGATGCCTGTTCAAGCTGCGTCAGGGCGATACTGCGGCGGCGACCAGAGGGCAGCGCCTCGACCAATTCGGCAAGCGCGGCTTGTATTTCTCCAACGGTATTCACATCACATCTCCTAGTGTCAGCCGGTTATCCGCCGCTATCGACGGCTCGTTCCATTCATCTTCGCAGTACGCGCTGCACACGTTCGCATCGTCGTGGCCCACGGGCGTCATGTCGGTCTGGCGGCGCTTGGTGCTGCACACGGCGCAGGTGGTTAGGTTCTCAAAGCAATGGCAGCACATGTGCTTGCCGTAGTGCTTTTCGGCCTCTGCCAGCGTCAAATCAGTGGCATAGTGCGTTTGTGCGAGGCCTTCGGCTTCGTGGTCATAGCCGCACATGGGGCAGGTGTAAGACGCTTCCGACGCGCCAAGGCGGTCGCGCGTGTTGTAGTCAGCCCACATGCGTTGGAATCGGTCGCCATATTCAGGCGCGGGCGGGGCGTAGATCGTGGTTTTGGTGGTCATTCCGCTGCCTCCTTCGTCAAGAGGTTAGAGGTCATCGCGCAGGTCACACCGCGCAAGGGCGTGACATATTCATCGTCAATGCTGTGCTTGGTGGCGTAGTCGATGGCATCCCCCACCTTGCCAAGATATTCGCGGGTTACGACTTCCTCGGGCGAGGGCAGAGCGGCGATGTCCTTGCGCGCTTGTTCGAATGCGCCTGCAATAGTGGTGCCGTGGCAAATCTTGTCGTATTTATCCTTGCCAAACGTGCTGCTTCTGTAAGCGGAAGTTAGGTAAATAAGATGCCGCTCTCCTTGCTCTTTTATCGTTAGATGTGCATTAGGTTGAGAAACATTCTTCTCCACCATTGCGGCGACCAATTCGGCAAGCGCGGTCTGGATTTCTTCGATGGTCATATTTCTCTCCATTTATTGCGCGGTGGGCTTACAAGCCGGGGCCAGTCGTCCGGCAATGCCACCACGACACCGCGCCTCATGCGGGGTGTTCTGTTTCAGCCGCTAAGATTGCGCGGCCCCATCCTTCGACTTGGACTGGCGAGAATGAATTTCCGCAGGATTCAACACGCCCCAACCAATCGGGAACCCCATCACGGCTTCCGCGAAAGAGGGGTGGAGGTAAATCGGGTCGGCTTCGCAGGTCCGCAACCCCTCTGACATCTTTGCACCACGAAAATGCGGCGACCCCAGATACCTCTTGCGGCTTGTGCCCTTCGCTTCGTTCTTGCCCAAAGTGGGCAGAAACAGACGCTTCACGGCAACAGGAAATCCATTCCGCAAGTTTGTGATATCGAAGTTGCCACGCTTCCGCGCATCGTTCGCCCGTGGGGTAGGCAAGAATACAAACTCTGTCCCGTCTGTGCGGTGCGCCATGGGCTGAAAGCGGTACGCAATGCCATTCCGAGTCATACCCGATCGCGGCCAAGCTGCCGAGTACGGCGCCCATCCCTCGATCAAGCAACACTGCCACGTTCTCCAGCAGCGCGAACCGTGGTCGTACCAGGCGAATGGTTCTGCGGACCATCCACCAAAGGCCGGAACGTTCGCCGGCAAGTCCGGCACCCGCTCCAGCGTATGATATGTCTTGGCACGGAAAGCCTGCCGTAACAACGTCTGCGCTCTGGACCCTTTCCAAGTGAAAGGGAAGCTGTCGGACATCTTCATAAATTGGCACCTCCGGCCAGTGTTTTGCCAGAACGCGGCGGGGAAATTCTTCGATTTCGCAGAACGCGACGGTTTCAAAACCGCCCGTCCGCTCAAGACCAAGGCTGAACCCGCCGATGCCGCTGAACAAGTCCAGAACGCGCAGTTTCATTCCGCACCGCCTTCCACATCCGCAATCCAAGCCTCACCCAAGCGGGCTGCAACCTCGGCGCGTGTGTGATAGGTCGTTGTCCAGTTGCCAGCCGATCCGCCGACAACGGACACGCCTTGCAGGATCGGCACTTGCTCCCAACCTTCGCTGTATTTCGACGGGTCGGCGTGGCTGTATTCCGTCCACACGTCGGCATAGTCAAAATGCGCCGTGCAGGTTTCCCCGCGCTCGTTGTGCGGGTCGGTGGCGGTTTGCCATGCTTCGCTGGCGTCGGACTTGGTGTCGGCGTTGCGCGCCCATGTCGGCGGGCTGGCGAGGCCAAGGCGGGCGGCGGTGAGCGTGTCGCGGGCGGTGAAAAGGTGGGTCATGACGAAGCGCCTATTCGCGTGAACCCTGACAGCCGTCCTGCTTGCCAGTCTTTGTATTGCATTGCGATTTGATCAGGAGACTTGAACGGCAAAGCGTTATCGTCAGTCAGTGCGTGGAGCGCGGCGTCATGGAAGCCAGCGCGCAAAAGGCGCCCCGCTTCGTCAATTCGTGCTTGGAGTTGTTTAGCCTCGTCGGCGCTCTCGCACTTTCCGTCGCAAGGCTCTTCATCAACCCAGACTTCCACATATGGCATATCATCTACTCCTATCAGGAGCGGAGCCGCGCCCCGCTGGTGGGGGGCTTTAAGCAGTAATGCCGTAATCAGCAGGGCGCGCTGGAATTAGTGACGGATCAGCAAAACCAAAAGCGGGCAGAAAGCGCAGCGGTTTGCCTTGTTCGCACAGAATATCCGCGCCCTGAATTTCACTTGATGCCCATGCGGCGGCGCAAGCGCCGCCGCTTGCGGCGGCGCTTGCCGCGTCCCATGCGGCGATCCTTGCGGCGACCCTTGCGTCGTCCCATGCGTCGTCCCTTGCGGCGGCCCATGCGTCGTCCCTTGCGTCGTCCCATGCGGCGTCCCATGCGGCGGACCTTGCGGCGGCCCATTGTTTTTTTGTCATACCGTCCAGGCACCACCAGAAATCCAGCAAACTTGACCACTTCTTGCCAAGCACTTTGCCGGGTTCAGTCAGAACAACAGCAGGTGCGCCATCGGCTTTGTCGTTTACGGTGCGCAAAAGCACGGCATGGGCGCGGCTGATGTTTAGAAGCTTGGCTGTTTCCGCGTCGGCAACTGCTTGGTTTTCGGCGTCCAGTCGATCCGCATCCCATCCGCCAACAAGGTGCAGCACTTGGCCCTGCGCACACATACACCCAATGCTGTCTGGCGCAGCGGTATATGCCTCCATGTCGATCAGGCT